ACCAAAGTCCACCTGGGCTTCTCCGGCCTTATGTTCGAGCGGCAGCGCCGATTTCCCGGTACGGTACATGGCTTCTTTTTTAGCTTTAACGTACTTGGCCGTTGTTCGGTATGAACACTCGAAACCTGCTACTTCCTGCTTCAGCCTGTCGAATACACGCTGCGCCGTGTGTCGCTGTTTTTTCTTCGCCTTCCTGTCATCTTCCAGCCAGCCATCTATTATTTCTTTGTATGGGCTAAGCTTTGGCTGTTCAATTTTAATTTCCGGCTTCAATAGAGATTGATTGAAGTCATCCTTGGCAATGTATTTCCTTATTGTTTTACGGTCTGTAGACTGTTTTCTCGATATTTCGCTTATAGAGTTTCCTTCCTCAAAAAAAGCTTTTCTGATATCATCAATTTTGGTCATTGTCAGCATCCTCCGTTCCTCCCTCTTAGAGCTTGGTCGCAATAAAAGGGTATTTAGTTTCGGTCGTGCTTTCAATGGCCTTTTTGCAATTCTGGGGATTTCCAGCTTGCAAAACTGGGGATTTTCATTTTGCATTTCTGGGGATTTTTAGCTTACAACAAACAGTCAGATGGGCTATCCTCCAAAGACGGTAACGGCCCATGGCTTCCGCAGCACTGCATCAACACGCCTGAATGAGAGCGGACTGTGGAACGCGGATGCTATTGAGCATCAGCTTGCACACAGCGGAAACGACCGCGTCCGGAAAGCATATAATTACGCAAAATACCTTTCAGAGCGGCGAAATATGATGCAGTGGTATGCTGATTATATTGATGGACTTATGTAAGGAGGTACATTAATAGGATAGAAGATTTTCTGTGTTTATGTTATGTACCCCTTTACAGCTATATATATCTTCTTCTGAAATACTTAATGAGTCAGAAAAAAACATAATTTCTGATCCTCTGTGTTTTTTACCAGCACTATATGATAGATCATATGTTATATATCTTGTTCCTTCATAAAGTTTTTTTACGCTATCAACATTATCATAAGATACAATCCAATTTGTTGATTTTAGCGATAATATATAATTGGCTACCTTTTTGTGGTCTTCGTCATTATAAAAGTTTGTATATAATTGCTTGCCTTTGACGTAATATGGTGGATCAAGATACACTAAAGAATTCTGTGGGAGTGTAGGTATTACTTTTTTCAGGAAATCTATAGCGTCCATATTATATATGTGCATACGGGCTTTGTTGTTCACAATGAGATTAATGCGTTCTAGTAAATCATTTTTATTGAACCGTGCATCTATTTTCCAGTTACCAGTTTGAGTATAACCTCCTATTACCCCGCCCTTTATAATTCCTGACCTATTTGTCCTGTTTAAGAAAAAAGAAGAGAATCCAAGATCCAATAAACTAACATCATCCTGATCAGCTTGAATTTTACGCTGCTTATACCATTCAGTTATTGTAATAGGCGTATTCTCTATACGGCTACAAAATTCTTCAGTATTATTCATTATTGAGTACCAGAAGGCATATATAGATCTATCATAATCATTGAGGTGAATTACCCTCATATATTCGCGCAACATTAATGTAAGCGCTAATCCTGCTCCGCCAGCATATGGTTCTATATAATGTCCGTCAAGGAGGCTATTCTTTTCCATAATGAGGGCAAAGAAGTTGAATAATTTCCTTTTACCGCCTGGATATCTTAATGGCGTGTACGATTTCAAATTCTGTGCCTCCTTTTATAGAGATTATATGAACAAAAATTATACTTTATATATTTTTATTTGGCCAGTAGTTACGACCAAAGTTTTTCAATAAAAAGTTGAATGTTATCCCATGTGTTATTCAGCAAATCTTTACTTAATGGAATTGTATTAGGACTATGAACATATGCATTTAACGTCGCAGTTGACATAAAAGAAGCTGGATCGCTAATCATAATATCAACTGGGTGCAATTGCTTATCAGTTAAAATGTGATTTTTGGACATAAAATCCCTGATCCTTTGAAGTTTTTTATATAGCTTGAGATCTTCTAATATTTTTGTATCTGTCTCTATTTTTTTATTATAAATATATTCATCTAAACTTAGTTCAATAAAAACACGAAGTAAAATTGCCGCTGCATTAGGGAACTCGTTAAGGTCCAGTCTCTTTAATTCTCTAAAAATTTGATTGGTTTTTGGGTGTTTTATGTGTATTGAAAAAGAAGATGGTATAAGTCTATTTCTTTTAGCTGAAGAAGGCAGGGTCATAGTTCTTAATTTTAATCTCTGTTCTACGGGGGTAGAGAGGGGTTTATCCTCAAAAAAGTTTATATGTGTTTCTGGTTCCTCCATATGCAACTCTGTATATTCACAGGAAGGAATTTTTGAGCTAATATCGGTGGATTGTTTTGTCAGTTCTGATTTTATGTCCATCTTAGTTGGCACATAATCTTTTACTACCCATTGTGGAATTCTTTCAAATGGTCTAAGTTCTAAATCCTCTATATAATTTAACCTGTTGCTTTTATAATAAATTTTATTTACAGCGCTGGGTTTATTCATATCTTCAATTATTTTCAACATTAAATTAACGAAATATTGCCGAGGGCATATTGCTACTACAGGGTTAATATCTGCAATTCCGAGTCTTTCGCGTATTTCAGGCGAACTTAATAATCTGGTAAGGTTTGTAATTGGATAATTGTTAGTAATATTATGCCCAAACTTTGAAACAAAATCTATGATTTCAATAGCATTGGAATTATGTCCTTTTTCTCCATATCGTTTTGCCATCCGTGTCTTAGCTGTAGCACTCCAAGGGACAGTCCCTCTTCCGTCGTTTTCTCCTGTATGTTTTAGTTGCATCCATTGTACGGCATCGTCTTGACAATCAAAATAAATACACTCTAATTCTGTAATTTTAGGCATATCGTATTTTTTTATTTCGTTGATGATCTTACTTTTTTGGTTCTCTAGAGTTGTACCGTTAAGGATATCTGGATTTACTAGTATTTTTAACGCTAATACTCTCCTATTGCCTTCAACAACGCAATATGTTCCATCATTATTACTGACTGGGATTACAGCAATATTTTCCAGCGGATTGAGTCCGTTTTCAGCTATATCTAGAATTAAATTTACAAGTTTAAGCTTCTGATCCTCTGTCATTTTCATAATAATGTCTCTTTGGTCTTCTAGTTGTCCAAGCCTAAAATTTTCTTTATCGAGAATTATGTCTGAAATATTAACGGTTACTTTTTCCATTTATTTGCCCTCACTTATGACATAGATTCTAAAAAGTTATGCTAACTTTTTTAGTAGTAATAATGGAGCAATTTTGTTATATGCTTTTATAAAATTATCTTTAAAGAGATTCGTTTCATCTGGATTTGCCATTGTCCAGAAATACATCAAATTCATATAATCAAATTTTTCTAAATTTTCATTGAACCAAATTTTGAACAAATCGCGTTCGTTTTTTGCTTGAGGGGTTTTTAATTCTTTTAGTTTTTCTTGACAATTTCTTAGCGAATAGCCATTATTAAACTTATATTGAGGATTATCATTATAAAAATTTACAGATTTTTCGCTATCACAAAGAAAATTCAATATAATTTCTTCTGGTCTTACAGAACCTGGAAGCGTAAACATGTTTTCATATAATTTGATAAGTGATGGATTCTTTGTTTGAAGCTCATCAAATGTTTTTGTCGCATCTCCATCAAAAATAATCATTGTTTTTCTAAAATACTCTGGATCAGCTTTAGTTAAAGATAATAATTCAATGCAACCGATAGAAACATGATCAAGAATATCAACTTTATCTATAAAATTAAAGTTATCAAGTAAATTATGTACAAACCAGCGTGCTTCGGCGTCTTCACAGTAAATTTTTATTTTTTGTGTTTTATTTGTTAATTTTACCTCAAGATCAGATCTAATCCCTGCTATATCAGGATTACGATGATATTCAAGCTTCCCATTAGCATTTGTAAGATAAATTAGTTCAATATCATTTCTTTTGTCATTATTACCGCAAATTTTTTGAGAAATATGTTCTAATAAATATAGGCTATGTGTTGTAAAGAATAATTGAAACCCAATATCTCTCGCTTCATTGAATAAAAAATTATATAGTTTTATTTGTGCAGCTGGATGTAAAGTTGCATCAATTTCATCGATTAACAACAATGCACCTTTATAGTTTTCATCCATTAAATCTTTAAGCTTTTTTATGCTTAATACCGCAATTAATATTTGCCCTATATTATCTTGTCCGGAAGAGTTCGCTAATGGTCCATATTTTTCTGTTTTAAAACCAACGCCGTTTTTATGATTTATACCATTTAGATTTATAGTATGAGCTTCATTTATTTCTTCCGGCATAGACATGATTTTTTTTGCATTATCGAACAACCAAATTTTTTCCTCTGGTGATAAGAATTTATCTGGACTTGATTCGATATTTTCAGCTTCGCCTATAGGATAGAGCCTAGAAAGCCCAAGGTATATTACAGGCAGTTCTTTTTTAGCGCTTGATTTAGTGAGAGGAGAAAAAGGTATGATTCTAAATCTTTTTTTATTGTTTTGCCAAGATATACGCCCACATCTGATATCATCATCGCTGAAGTATATTTCGCAGCACTTAGGATTTTTAGGTTCGTCTTCATATGTGCTTTTGAATAGCTCTCCAAATTCTGTACTGTATAGAGTTCTTTTAATAGCAGAATCTTTTTTTGATTTCCTAGTATTAGGTATTCTATATTGACAGGAATTACCTACAAGCCCCAAAATATTAGATTTACCAGTGCCATTTAAGCCAGATATTGCTGTTGCTATCTTTCCAATATTGAAACAGTGTTCTTCTTCAAAAACTCTAAATTTATTAATTTTTAGATTTGTAACGTAAATATGTTTTGAATTGGAGGTCATTTTATTTCTCCTTCCTATTTTAAATGGATTTAAAGAAAGGCATGTAAATAAAAAATAAAATATTTTTTAAGCGCGATAGTTTTATGCTAAATGCCAGTTTATTATTATTTATTAATTATATTAAGCTTAATATGAGATTATTTTTTACATTTATAAATTTATCATCAATCCTTTTGATGGTTTAGAGGCCTTTTTAAAAGCATGTCTCATTGTTTTTGCTTCCTCCTGCCCTTGTTTTGATATTGTAGATATAATTTGTTGCGCATCTTTTATATCTTCCGTATTGATTCTAATTTGTATTGCTGTTCCGTTAAATAATGTTTCCCCAGTATAAGGTTCATCATATTCATTGGCTATTTTTATGAAATTATTTTCACTTGCTAAGACAAAGTTCCCTTTTAGGTTTTTGCATATATTACTGACCATATACAGACCAAATCCAGAATTCGCCCACTCATCGTCGGATACTGGTCTTTGCGATGGACTAAAAGCTTCTGATATTCCAGCTTTAACAGCCCATTGCAAAGCTGTGACATTATCTGTTATATATTTTTTATACGTTGGATTTTGTGTAATGCTCTTATAAATTCCTATTCCTTCATCCAAAATAGCTATTTCTGCAGCATGAAGTGAAGGCCAAAATTGCCCACATATCCAAACAGTATTGCATTGTGCATGTTCTGGAGTGTTTCTAATTATCTCACGAATTAAATATGTAAGTAGAAGATGAAGCTCCTTATTATTACCTCTGTCTATAATGCGAGATAGCCTTTCTGCTTCTATTTCTATGGCCTCACTTATTGTTAAATTTTTGCCGCGCATTTTTTCTGATGTTTGTAATTCATCTACAATAACTGGTGTGATCGGAATGTAATTATTACTTCCAGGAGCTTCGCCTGGCATTTTACCAAAATTAATATTTGCACTTATGTATTTAAAAAAACCCATTGTCCCTGCATAAGTATTGTCTTCGTGTCCATATAGATAGAAAGGTATTTTAGAATATCTTTCTCTGTATCTCCTTATAATTGATCCAGCTAAAAGCATTGCAAAGGGGTCTATATGTTTATATTTTATTTGAGTAAAATCTAAATTCATCCGGTCTTCAGGCACATATGCATATAGCTCTTCACTCAGCTTTAATACAGATTCTGAAGTTAAATCATGGACTTCATAAGTCATGTAAATCCTCCATTACCAAAATAAATTATCTAATCACAGTATTTCTTTTTATCTGAGCAAGATTGAGGTCCATTATTCTCAGATGTTCCTTTATCTGTTCAAGTGCATCGGCATTGTCTTCAACGGTTGAAGATATCTCGCTCATGTAGCTTTCCAATGAGCTTAAATTTTGTTTCTGTGGTTTAGTTGTGTTCAACTCAAACATTGCAAGTTGGGAACCTAGGTTGTCGATATTGTCATTTGTAGTGATGAACCAGTTAATTGAAATAGCGAGAAGAATGATTGTAACCAAGTTGAAAAGTATTGATAAGCATAAAATATTTTTTATAGAAAGAAAACGTTTTATCATAACATTATCTCCATTCATTGCTATATATTTTCATATAATGACAATAATATAGAAAATTATTATTAAAAACGTGCTTTATTTATTAATTTATTCATATCGCATTTTTTTTGACGTTACTTGTTTTGCTGTTGTCAGCAGCTGCCAAGGGCTTAAATCTTATAACACAGGTGGAACGCTCCTTGCTGAGACTACTTTTAAAACTTTGCCTATTACAAAGAAGTCTCCGGTTTTGGTATCAATTTCAAGGTCTGAGTATTCCTTCCAGTTGTGAGCTCTCAGTACATAAGTGCCATTCTTTTTTATAAGGCCTCTGATCAAAAGCCTGCCGTTTAGAGAAAATACCCCGATATCGCCTAACGCTAAATCTATACCTTCCGCAAATAAAACCTTTTCACCGCTGCGGATAAAGGGCTCCATGCTGGAGCCTTCGGCTGTCATGATGGTGTACTTCGCACCCTGCCATGTATAGCCGATTAATTCTGATGCCGGCATGGGAAAGCGTTCCTCTACTTCCCATTGGACATCAGTCGCATATGGGGATCCTTCACCGCAGCATGCAGTAACAATCTTATTGCTGACTACGGGTACAAAAATCACATCATCCAATTGAGTCGTATGCGCAGGTTCTTTGAGGTCTTCACCTAATTGGCCGCCGACCTCACCGCCGCAGCTAAAAAATGGCGTAGGGTCATCAGTTTCCCCCATGAGATAGGCTGCAGAAACATTGAGTGCCTTTGCTAGTTTTATGAGGTTTTCGCCTTCTGGCGAATAGGCGTCTCTTTCCCAGTCATAGACTGTATTTCTAGAAACTTCAACAAGATTAGCTAAACCTTCTTGTGTTAACTTTTTAACTTTTCGCAATAAACGTAGCTCGGCACCACTTCTCATTAATTCACCTCCCTAACTCATAGTTCACTGTACACATTACAAAAAAATAAATCAACACAAGACAACCATGAAAATATTTCACGGTACACTTGACAAAGCAAAACTGTTGTATATAATTCATGGTGTAACATGAAATATGGAGGTGAAATCATGGTATACAGTGAAACAATAAGAGAATTAAGAAAGAAAGCCGGTTTTACTCAAATTGAACTTGCCGAGAAAACAGGTGTATCGCGCTCTACGGTTTACGACTGGGAATCTGGCAAGTATCCGCCAACAGACGCAAATAAGATTGCAGCACTTGAAGATGTCTTGCATCTTGAACGAGGAGAGCTTTACAAGGTTTTACAAGATTCAAACCCTACCTTTCCCCCTGCCGGGTTGGAAGCCCTGCAGGGGAAGAACCAGAAAGCAGGGAATTGCCCAGTAGAGAGTCAATAGCTGAAGAGATAGTTGAATTTCGCACTGCTATTAATGAACTTTTTCCTGAACTGATTGATAAGGAATCTTATGCGGATCTTCTCCTTGATCTGAAGGATAACGGGCGGATCGATGCGCCTGGATTACGGACAAAGATCATAAGGGGAATAAAGGCGCTTGAAGAAGCGCTGCTTTAAATACTCCGCAGCACCATGACAATTTAATACCGGGCTGAAAATTATCTAGCGGAAGGAGGAATCTTCACCAATGTCATTTGATAAAACAACATTAACCACAGCCATGATTCTTGATGCAATAATCGCGCTTGGATATCTGACATATTCCGCCGTACTTCTATTAGCGGCCGTGTTTGCTTCTGGCTTTACATCAATTGTTTTATATGTACTAAGCGGTTGCCTATTTTTGTATGTATTTGTCTGTTTCGGGAATTTCAGCGGTATACTTCCAGGCATCTTTAACACAGGGCTTGAAGATAAGTAAAAGGGGGGCTAATTTTGAAAATTAGATTTGGGTTAAGGGATATTGGAGAGCCATTTTCCAAGGATAAAGTACTCTACCTTTGGGATCCACCATTTGGCTATACCATTGAGGAAACCTTCATTGATGGGGATGGTAAAGAGTCTTGTTCATTTGAATCGACATGGTTCAGTGATGTTTCTGTTATTACGAAAATAGCACTTCTCTTTGCGCTCATAGCTAATTTATTAAACTTGATCAGATTGTTGATTACTTAGAATTTTTTCCCATCCCGATATGGCATAGTTGATACCATACATTTTAAATTTTCTCCGGTTTGTAACAGCAAAAGGATCCTTTATTAACCAGTTTTCTTTAGAGATTTTGAATGTTAAATATATATTTTCTGCAAATATTTTAGTTTCTTTTTCATAAATAAGAATATCGAAACACGTAAAAGAATTTGCCTTGAAAACACCATTATTTTTATCTGGTATTTCCTGATTAAATTCACCAAGATCGTTCTTAATCGACACTGAAATCATGGATAGCTGATAAGGAAAAGTTTTTTTTGTAATTATATAATGATTGATATTTGTTTTAGGGTTGAATGCTCGTAAATCAAAAAATGCGATGTCTATAGGCGAAGGGTTTACGATTTCAATGTAGGCTTTAAATATTACAGGCACATCTATGGCATCATTTACATTATTAAGATATACATTGCTTGTGGATAAAACTTCTAGGTTGGGTGCAAAGTGAACCGTGATGCTTTTTCTCTGTAACCATAGACTATATACGGCAACTACTAAGGCAAAAATGGCTATCACATTTGCGCATACAACAGAAGAAACCCAATCAAACAAGAAAATCACCAACCTTAATTTAATTACATAATAAAAACTAAAACTTACCAGCCCGGCATCCGATTATAAGGTGCCGGGTCTTTTCATATTGTAATGCTTATAAGCATAGGGAGGAATAAATCATGTTTGATTGCCAACTGACAGAGGAAGAAGAGAAGCATCTTAAGGAAAACATGCTGAAGTTTGTCGAGCGGCATCTTGATCCAAGATGCGAAGCGGACAGGACCCCTGAAGGAATGAAGATCGTACCGATCCTGATAGAGATACTTATTCGGCGTTTTTAGTTAATCAATCCCTAGCGGAAGGAGGAATAAAGGTGGAATCAATAACAGGGCAGTTTGTAATACTGCCCAAAGAAGATTATGTTGAAATTAAAAACATGATCAGGGAAATCAAGGAGCTTGTAAATATGGCGGAGGAGCCGCCGGTTGCTGCTGGAGGGTCGGATTTTCCTGCTGACGGCACTGTGACACTGCTTCAAATAATGAAGTTCCTTGGGATCCCCAAGAGCTCCTGGTGGATGGGTGTAAAGGATGGTCGATATCCAAAGCCTCTGCCTGAGTTTAAAAGGCCATGCCGATGGTCCGCGAAAGACATCCGCAAATTGGCAAGGAGCAGCATCTGATGTGGCCGGCGTTTGTAATGGTCGTGACTTTGGTGATCATGTTAAGGCTGGCGTACTTGAAGACCAGGCGTAACAGACGCAGAGTGAGGGAGTTCAGGAACGGGAGGATTGAGTGATGGATCAGTTATCCATTGACGTAGAAATGTTTTTCTCTCTTGCGGATATCCTGCTCACGGCATTGGGCATTTATACCGCCTGGTATTTCATCTACAGGGTGCTGCCATGAGTGAAACGGGATGCATTGCGTTTTTAATAGCGGCGGTATTCATCGGTGCCATTGCAATGGAGGTCAAGAATCACGATGAATAAGAACAAGAGCAGGAGGTGAAGGTGTAATGGCAAAGAAATATATCTATCGTGACAAGGAAATATATGTAAGCAGCCTCATGGGCGGTGACACTTTCGGCACTGTCTGGCAGTCGGACAGCGGCGGAACTCATAGAATCAAGCTTACAGCATTGCCTGTGAGAAATACAAAGGCTGCCGCGCAGAAAGACCTTAACACATTTGCAAAGTCGAAGCAGCTGAAAGAAGTAATGGAATGAGGCAGCGGCATGAACACAAAAAAAGCCTCTCACGAATGAGAGGCAAGGCAAAAAGAGCATGCGGAAGTCTCATACACTTCCGCATTTATCTTATCACAAGGAGGGGTAATAACAATGCCTGAACACAAGATAACTGATAAAGAGCTTGCAAGGCTTAAGAATATCTATGAACGGCTTGAAGAAGAGCCGATACTCAATAAAAAAATTCTGCGGGATCTCAAATACTGGATAGAGGATGCGGAGGGGTATTAATGACTGCTGAAGAATTTTACGTAAAACGCGAAGAATTGATACAGGAGCAGAAGGACAATCAGGGAAAACGCGGGTACGGACTTACAGCAGTCCAGACAAGGATAGCTAACCTATTAGGATTTACTGACGATAACTGCAAGGGTTACTGGGGATTACCGGAACACATGCACGAATGCCCGATAGATAAACCCTATGTAAGACAGTCATTTGTGTACGCGGTTAAATGCCCCGCCGGGCTGTGGAGCCCTGCAATTGAGATTAAATACGGCAAAACATGGGATCAGAATAAAGCATTTGACTTCGCATTAGACTCCCGTTTTTCATGGCCCACGCAGCCGGCTAAAAACATTTTAAGCACAGTCTGGGATGTAGTTGTTTTTGACTCTGAAGAAGAGGCGTTCAGTGCAGCTATCAATAAGGCCGAAGCTTGGCTGCAAGAAGAAGATGCAAAAATGACCATGTTAATGAGACAGTTTGCATTCAATGAACTGCCCGAAAGATGTCCCCTTGATATCTACGCCATCACAGGAGCAATTGAGTCAATCGAAGAGATCATAGAATGGCTTGATGCCGTTGAGGTCGTGATATCAGGAAAACCACTGCCGCAGGATGAAGACGGACAGTTAAAACTTGCCGGAGAAGACCTCATGCCCACAGAAGACGGGATTCTTTCCAAGGATAAAAACCATGCAACTATTGCACAGCGTTACCAGGATTACATGTTCCGTCTAATGGATGAACAGCGGGAGCTAAAAGAAATCAAAGATGAAGCCCTTGCCCCTCACAAAGAAGAAATCGATGCGAAAAAGGCTTCTATTGAGCTTTGGACATTTATTACTAACTATTATCAGGTTGTGAAGGCAATGGAGGAAGCACGTGTGAAAAGCGAGAATGCTGACCTCACGTTCTGCGCATACGCCTACACGATAGCAGGGATAAAAGGGGTATATGTCGAAGTCGGAACAAAACAGGACATGCGTAACAGAGAATGCGGAATAGCCTCAGATCACACACTGGAAGTCATAGCTGAATATCTGCACGGCGAGCTTGTCAGTAACGAAGAAAAGAAAGAGCCGGAGGAAACAAGGAATGACAACTGAGGAAGCCAGAGAAAAACATTGTCCTTTTTGGGGCTTCAGGTGCATAGCAAGAGATTGCATGATGTGGCGTTGGAATGACCAGGGAATAAAAAATGAAGGATACTGCGGGCTTGCAGGAAAGGAGGAATAAAAGATGGCAATTAACCTGAAAAATACAAACGATGTATCAGTCAATGGAGTAAAACTCCTGGTTTACGGGCAGGCAGGGGCAGGCAAGACTTGCCTTATTAAAACACTTCCGGATCCGATCATTTTGTCTGCGGAAGGAGGCCTTCTTTCGATCCAGGGAACTGGACTTCAATACATTCCGATAGAAAATATGGCCACGCTTCAGGAAGCTTATATGTGGCTTCTCAGTTCGGAAGAAGGCAAACAGTATAAAAGCGTTGTCCTTGATTCTATATCTGAAATTGCTGAAGTTGTCCTGAGCGCTGAGAAGAAAATAGTAAAAGACCCCCGGCAGGCCTACGGTTCAATGCAGGATCAGATGGCTGACCTTGTAAGAGCTTTCCGGGACCTGCCAAACAGGCATGTATATTTCAGCGCAAAATTAGAAAAATCACAGGATGAGATAGGGCGCATACTTTATTACCCTTCAATGCCCGGGAATAAATTTGGGCAGCAGCTTCCGTACTTTTTTGATGAAGTCCTGGCTCTGAGAGTGGAGCGTGATCAGGACGGTGAAATACAAAGGGCAATCATGGCTGAATCAGATGGCCTTTGGATAGCAAAAGATCGCTCCGGGAAACTTGATCCGTGGGAAGCAGCTGATCTTGGAGCGGTAATAAATAAAATAGGGGGCGCATGCAATGGAACTGGAGAATCTTTATAAAACATGGATAGAGGCAAAAGAGGCAGAAGCGAAAGCAATCGAAGAAAGACGGACTATCGAGGAGGAAATGACAAAAGCGCTTGATATCCCTGACACGTGGGAAGGCTCGTACACAATGCAGGGCGGACCGTTCAAGATCAATGTAAAGCGGGCTTTTACACGCAAAGTTGACGGGGATAAGCTTCAGATAATAGCAGAAGCGAATGCCCTCTCAGATCAGCTTTCGGTCCTTTTCAGGTGGAAACCTGAAGTAGACATGAAGAACTGGAAGAAAGCCAACGATGCGGTTACAGCTCTTTTCAACGAGGCAATAACAATAATACCCGGAAGAATATCATTCAAAATAGAGGAGGTTGCGTAATATGTTTTTGGGAAAAACCTATATTACAGAAGAAATAGCCGGAGCGGAGGCATTTGATCCGATTGAAGCAGGCTGGTATGATGCCAGGATTACAGATGCCAAAATAAAAGATACAAAAGCCGGGAACGGCAAATACATAGCGTTACGTTTTGATATCACCGGGCCATCATATCAGGGAAGGGTCCTATGGGCTAACATCAACATAATGAATCCGAATCCTCAGGCTGAACAGATCGGCATGCAGCAGCTGGGAGATATAGCGCGCGCAGCGGGCATAGAGGTAATTTCAGATACAGATCAGCTGCTCAACTCCGAATTGCAGATCAAGGTCACCTTAAAGCATGACGAACAGTACGGGGACGGCAATGATATCAAGGGGTATAAAGTCCTGGATAGAATCCCTGCAGCCATCTCAATACCAACCCAAACCAGAACATCATCCGCCCCATTGACAGGTAAAAATTCAACCCCTCCATGGGCTGCTAGAAAATGAAATTGCCTGACCCAATAAATTCTGTTGCTGCTCTTATAGATGCAGAGACAGAGAAGCACAGAGAAGAGCCGCGCCCTCATTTGGGCGCGTCTCTTTTAGGCCATCCCTGTGACAGATATTTATGGCTGTCATTCAGATGGGCTGTAATTGAACCATTTCCCGGGCGCATATTACGCCTCTTTCGCCGGGGGCAGCTGGAAGAGGCTAACATTATCGCCTTGTTACGCTCCATAGGGGTAGATGTCCAGGAACGTGCTGAACAGGTGCGGGTTGATTTTGGCGGACATGTCTCAGGGTCACTTGATGGCATAATAGAGGGCGGAGTTCCGGAAGCGCCTAAAAAGCGCCATGTACTGGAATGCAAGACGCACTCACTTAAATCTTTCAATGATCTTCAAGAAAAGGGAGTCAAGGAATCAAAGCCACAGCACTGGGGGCAGATGCAGGTATATATGTCCGGATCCAGAATAGACAGGGCGTTGTACTTTGCTATCTGCAAAGACGATGACCGCATCTATACGGAGAGAGTCAGATATGACCAGGAAGCGGCAAATAAACTTATTGACCGCGGGCACAGGATAACAGCATCTGAAAGACTTCCTGAACCGCTGTCATGCAATTCTTCGTGGTACCAATGCAAATATTGTCCATGCCATGACTTCTGCTTCAACTCACACATGACAAAAGAACTTAACTGCCGGACATGCGCATTGTCAACTCCGACAAAAAACAGCCAATGGCTGTGTGCAAGGTATGACAATGCCGAAATACCAATTGATGCTCAGCGTGAAGGATGTTCATGCCATGTATTGCATCCTGATCTTGTCCCGTGGAAACTGCTATGCTCGGAAGATGAATTCACTGCTGTTTATGAAATAGACGGACAGAAAGTACGCAACGGAGAAGCAACTGAATTTGTCATAGGCAGCCGTGAACTGATAGATGCAACATGGCGCACGGAAGATGTCAGTTTCCCTTTTGGTGGGAGGTGAGCCCTTGCTCAGAGATTATCAGCAGCGGGCGATAGATCAGCTCTATGACTGGTTCAGACATAATGAAGGGAACCCTTGCCTGTGCCTCCCTACGGGAAGCGGTAAAAGCGTAATCGCAGCGGAGCTCTGCAAAGACGCTATACAGAGTTGGCCAGGGACAAAAATCTTGCTTCTGACGCATGTTAAAGAGCTGATTGAACAGGACGCGAATAAAATCCTTGAGGCGTGGCCGGATGCGCCTGTAGGTATTTATTCGGCAGGTATTGGAATAAAAGTACTTGGGCAGCCTGTTACAGTTGCAGGGATCCAATCCATACGCAAAAAAGCTATGCAGGTCGGACACATTGACCTTGTCATAGTCGATGAGGCGCATCTTATCAGCCACAACGACGAAGGCAGTTACAGAAAATTTCTTGATGAACTTAAGTCAATCAACCCGAATGTCAGGGTTATAGGGCTAACCGCTACTCCTTACCGCCTAGGACATGGGCTCATAACAGACAAGCCTGCAATCTTTGACGCCATCCTTGAACCCACTTCCATTGAAGAATTGATTTCAAAAGGGTACCTTGTCCCGCTCAGATCAAAATTGACAAACCTAAGATTTTCTACAGAAGGCGTACATAAAAGGGGCGGGGAATTTATTGAGGGAGAGCTCCAGAAGGCAGTCAACACTAAAGATCAGAATGAACGGGTAATCAATGAAATCATTGAGCTGGCTGGAGAAAGAAAGGCGTGGCTCATCTTCTGCACCGGAGTAAAACATGCCAATGCTATGTGCGATATCTTAAAAGAGCATGATGTTCCGTCTGCCTGTATTACAGGCGCAACGCCCAAAGCCGAGCGCGAAGCGATACTGAAAGCTTTTAAATCGGGCAGTATTAAAGCTGTTACAAACGCCAATGTCTTAACAACTGGATTTGATTATCCCGATATTGACTTGATTGCAATGTGCCGGCCGACAATGTCGCCAGGGCTTTATATTCAGATTGCAGGGCGCGGAATGAGGCCGAAAAGCCACACTGACCATTGCCTTGTCCTGGACTTTGCCGGGGTAGTATCGACACACGGGCCCATAACAGCCGTACAGCCTCCGAAGAAGGTTAACCACGGCAGCGGGGAATGTCCTGTTAAAGTCTGCGAATCATGCAACGAGCTTGTCCACTTGTCCGTTAGGGTCTGCCCTGCATGCGGGGCTGAATTCCCGCCGCCCAAACCTAAAAGCCTGAAACTCCACGATGATGACATCATGGGGATAGATAAACATATTTCAATAAGGGGCTGGATGTGGAGGAAGGAAACTTCTTGTTCCGGAAAGGAAATGCTGACGGTCACGTATTATTCAGATAACATTTTGACATCAATAACAGAATATTTCTGCCTTTTGCATGGAGGATATACTGCCCAAAGAGCATTGCAGATGCTTTTCGGCATTGCAAGAAAATGCGATGCGGCGCAGAAATTAAAAAATCCATATGATCTGGAGGAAACAGCAGCAATCATGAATCTGAGCGCGCCTCCTTTATCTATCACAACGAAAAAAGACGGGAACTACAGGCGTGTTATAGGGAGGTCCTGGCATGAACCGGCCGCCTGAGTATATCCCTACGGAACATGAGGAGCAGTGTTTGTTCGTTCAATGGTTCAGGCGGGCATTTCCCAGTGTCCGGATACTGGCAATCCCAAACGGAGGATGGCGGTCTGTTGTAACTGCTGCAAGGCTTAAGGCCGAGGGAGTATCGCGCGGAGTTCCCGACCTGTTTATTCCTGAATTAAAGCTATTTATTGAGATGAAGCGCATAAAAGGAGGTGTTATTTCTCAGGACCAGAAAGACTGGAAAAATTACCTTGAAACCAACGGGTACAAAGTTTTGATCTGTAATGGATTTGAAAACGCCAAAAAGGAGGTGGAAGGGTGGCTGATCTGACAAACATTTTCAACGGTCCGTGGCATGCGCCGAGACCCGAAGCAGTACCGCCTGAACAGCAGCTGATGCGGGCAATAGATGATGCCGGACTTATGCCGCCTGACATCATCCACATTGACGGCGCGATCCATAGGTTCAATTCCGAAGATAATAAAAAGAATAAAAAAAACGGCTGGTACATAGTCTATTCAGACGGAATATATGCCGGCGCTTTTGGTGACTGGAAAACAGGGATACGCCAGACATGGTGCGCCGATATTGGGCGTGAACTTACGTTCCAGGAACGCATGGCGCGCGATAAGCGATATATGGAAGCCAAAAGCGCAGCTGAGGCGGAGCGTAAAAGGATGGCCGAGACAATAGCCGAAACAGCCGCTGTTATTTGGGATGGATGCGGGGCTGCGCTTCCTGATAATCCTTATCTGGCACGCAAAGGCGTACAGCCTCACGGAGCAAAAACTACAGGGGACGGGCGCTTGGTCCTTCCCCTGTATGATAAGGGAAAACAGCTTGTCACTCTCCAATATATCAGTCCTGACGGCAAAAAACTATATCACTCTGGCGGGCCGACCGGCGGCATGTACTGGATGATAGGCATGCCGGGCAGGACTATTTACCTGGTAGAAGGATTCGCAACAGCTGCAAGTGTTCATGAAGCCACAGGCGAAGCCGTGTATATGGCGTACTGCGCAGGCAACCTTATCAACGTTGCAAGTTTTATCCGGGAAAAATACGGACAGACTCAGGACGTTGTTGTTGTGGGCGATAACGACGAATCAGGGACGGGGCAGCGGGAGGCATCCAGAGCTGCTGAAAGTATTGGAGCCAGGTGCATTATTCCTCCTGTTAGCGGAGATGCCAACGACTATGTTCAAGGCGGTCATGATCTGTTGGCGCTCCTTCAGCCTAAAACTGACGACTGGCTTGTTTCCGCTGACGAATTCTCGGTTCGCCCGGCTCCTATCCGCTGGCTTGTAAAAAAATGGATACAGTCAAATGCCCTTCTTATGGTTCATGGCCCTTCAGGCGCTGGAAAATCTTTTGTCGTGCTTGACTGGTGTCTGCGGATCGCTTCAGGAATAGATAAGTGGGCTGGGCTGAACGTGCGGAACGGCACTGTCATATACCTGGCGGGCGAAGGTCATTACGGGATAAAGGCCAGGATCGCCGCATGGAAACATTTTCATAATATAGAGAAGACCAATATGTGGCTGTCCAGGGATGGATGCGAGCTGAATATGCCGCACGGGTACCAGATGGTTGTTGACCATATCAGAGCCATTCCTAATAAGCCTGACCTTATCGTAGTTGATACGCTGCACCGCTTCCTTAACGGAGATGAAAATTCTTCCCAGGATGCCGGAACAATGCTTAATGCATGTAACGGCTTGATGAAAGAGTTTGATTGTTCCGTCTTGCTTGTACACCACACGGGCGTCTCAGAGGAGGCGCAGCACAGGGCCAGGGGCAGCTCTGCATGGCGCGGCGCGCTGGATGTAGAAATTTCCGTTGTACCTGGGGCTGAAAACGCTCCTATTCAGCTGATACAGCGAAAGCAGAAAGATGGGGAACTGGAAGAGCCTGTCTGGCTTGATCTGCAGAGCGTGAGCATTCCAGGCTGGTATGACGAAGACGGCGAACAGGTGACGAGTGCAGTAATAGTTGAATCAGCAGCTCCTCCTAAGGCGCAGAAAGACAGCAAGCTGGCCGGATTCATGAAACTCTTTGAAAGAGCATGGTTTGCGAGCGGACAGGAAACAGTAGGCAACAGACCGTATGTCAGCCGCAAGGCCATGCTTGACTTCCTGACTAACAATGACGGCAATACTGAAGAGGCAGCTAAGAACATGATAAAGCCTAGTCACATGAACAGGTTTATAGGCTGCCTTATCAATTCACAAATTATAGAAACAGCGGAAGAAGAAAACGGAGTAGGCTGGCGTGTCTGTGACAATACTTTTACAAGTGCATTATTGACTATGAGATAACAATAAATTGTTAAAATTGTTGAACATAGGGGTCAAAATGAAGTCATTTCACAAATGGTATTTTGACCCGACAAAATCGATTTCGGGTCAAGTCGGGTCAAGCTTTCGGGTCAATTTGACCCGCTTAAAAAAATCAGTAATTGCAAGGTTTTACAGAGCGTCAAATCAAACTGGGTCAAGCAGGGGTCAAATTCGGGGGCAAGGCGAAAAGTGTCGGGTCAAGTCGGGTCACACACCTATAAGGTGTGACCCATGACCCGAACTCGAGCGGAACCTTTTGAACTGTAAACAAAGGGAGGGCTTACAGAGTGAAAATAGATAAAGAACTCATGGACTTCACAGAGAAGTGCCTGCGAAATTACCACGTTAATTTAAAAGAACTTGAAGAGCGGCGTGAATATATAAGATCTTTGGCTGTAAAGTCTTCTTCTGATTTTTCTGATACCTATAATCCTTCGGTAAGGAGCACTGTATCTCAGCTTGAGCTTATGGTCGAAAGGCTTGATAACGACGGGCAGCTTGCCCGTCTGGAGAAGAGGACAAAGCCTATAACGCAATTCTTATCCATGCTGAGCAATGATGATAGAAACCTGATTGAGATGCGTTATTTCATGGGCATGGGATGGTACAGAATCTCTGATGAGCTGCATGTGTCTGAATCAACGTTAAAAAAACGCTGGCGTCCGAGGCTGATATGCAAAGCCGCATCGTTGATTTTTGGAAGATTGGTATAAAAAGTGTCCCCGAAATGTCCACTTTTGCCCCTTTAAAATGTGCTATTATGTCATCGTGGACGATTGAGGGCGTAAGTGCTCGGTCGTCCTTTCTTTATGTCTTTATGGAGCGTTATCATGAGAGACTTTGCAAGAGACTTATATTTATCTCCGCAGTGGCGGAGATGCAGGGACAGTTTCATGAAGCACAGGCTTGCGGTTTGTGAGAGGTGCGGGAGATCAAAGCCATCTGCGGAACTGATTGTTCATCATAAAATCCCTTTGACGCCTGATAACATCAATGACACCAGCGTGACATTGAACTGGGATAACCTGATGCTTGTGTGCAGGAGCTGTCATGCTGCTCTGCATTCAAATGAATCAACTGCTCAGGGGCTGTTTTTTGATGAAAAGGGAAATATTTTGAAAGAAGAAGGCCCTATATCCCCCCCTGAAATTGAAAGCTGAGTGTAAAAAGATAACCGCGCCCCGAGCAATAAAATAACACACATGAGGTCCATAAGGGGGGTGTAGTCATGGAAGGCAGGACTATTGATAAAACTACGCTTGATCCTGAAGTTGTGGCAGAGAAAAAACGCCTGATCAAGAAAGAAATAGCGAGACTTGGCGGGATTTACAAAGATATGGATCCTAAAAAGAAAAAGATAGTCCAGAAACTTATCAAGTCGGCTGCATTTATGTCTGTAACTCTCCGTGAACTCGAGAATAAAATCAATAACAGCGGTTGTGTTGATGTATATCAGAACGGGGCATCACAATGGGGCATAAAGAAAAGCCCGGAGGTAGAAATATACAATACAATGTCAAAGAATCATGCTGCCGTAATTGCACAGCTGACAGCGCTGCTGGATAAAGCCCCCGCCGCTCCCAAGGATGACGGGTTTAATAAATTCCTTGAGCTGCGAAAATCCGATAATTGAATATTGGCGGGCTATCGAAGCCGGTGACGTTGTTGTAGGTGACAAGGTACGGCGGGTATACAGAAAACTTGTTGCTGACATAACCGACCCGGACAGCCCATATTATTATGACGAAGTCAGAGCGCTTCACCCTATATTCTTCTGTAAAGAATACTGTAAACACAGCAAAGGTGAGAAAGCGCGGCAGCCTCTGGATCTGGAACTTTGGCAAATGGCAATAACAGCCGCAGCATACGGCATTATTGATAAAAAAACAGGATTAAGACGCTTTCGAGAAGTCATACTTATCGTTGCAAGAAAAAACGGAAAATCAACATGGAGCGCAGGTTTGGGTAATTATATGCTGACCTCCGATAATGAAGAAGGTCCGGAGGTATATAGCTTAGCTACAAAAAAAGACCAGGCTAAAATAATCTGGAAAGAATCAAAGTCTATGTGCCAGAAATCACCTGCGCTGGCAAAGCGTACAAAGAGACTTGTAGCTGAAATCATCTGTCCGGAGAATGACGGATTTTACAGGCCGCTTTGCTCCGAAAGTGACGGGCTTGACGGATTAAATGTTCATGCTGCATTTATTGATGAGCTCCATGCCATCAAGAATAAAAATCTATACGATGTAGTAATAGACGGCATGAGCGCAAGGCGCCAGCCGCTTGTCGTTATAACCTCAACGGCGGGGACTGTACGCGAGGGAATATTTGACCTCAAATATGAGGAATGCGAGAAAATAATCAATGGTTATACGGATGGACAGTACAAAGATGACAGCGTACTTCCTGTCATTTATGAACTGGATGCGCCAGAGGAATGGCATAATGAAAAAAACTGGAGAAAAGCCAATCCAGGGCTCGGTACAATAAAAAATGTTACAGAACTGAGACGTAAGGTAAAGAAAGCTGAAGCGGATCCGCGGATAGTCCGCAACCTTTTGTGCAAGGACTTCAATATTCGCGCCACGGTTGGAGAGGCCTGGCTGAATTTCGATGATGTGAACAATGAAACGGCCTTTGATATCGATGCTTTAAAACCGCGTTACGGCATAGGTGGGGCAGACCTCTCAAGCACAACAGACCTTACTGCGGCGGCTGTGCTTTTCAGGCTTCCAGATGATGAAAATATTTATTTTGAAGTAATGTACTGGCTGCCGGAAGACCTTTTGGAGAAGCGCAGCCTCGAGGATAAAGTTCCTTATAACATATGGGCGGATATTGGGCTGCTGCGCACAACGCCTGGGAACAAGGTCCATCATAAATTTGTAACAGACTGGTTCCTGGAAATGAAAGAAAAACATGATATATACCTTCCATGGATAGGCTACGACAGCTGGAGCGCAAATTACTGGGTAGAGGATATGAAGGGCGTATTTGGCCCAGAAGCAATGGAAGCTGTGAAACAAGGCAAACAGACGCTGAGTTCTCCGATGAACAACATGGGCGCTGACTTTATTGCCAGGCGCATAGTCTACAACAATAACCCAATTACAAAATGGTGCATCACGAACGTTGCTGTCGATGTCGACCGAAACGGGAACATACAGCCTTGTAAGACGAATAATCAACGGCGGAGGATAGACGGTTTTGCTGCGATGCTTAATGCATATGTTGTGATGGAGAATCACCTTGAGGACTATATGAATATGATATAAAAAGAGGCCGCCTTGGGACGGTCTCTTTTTGTTATACGTTCAGGCGTTCGCGCAATCCCTCTTGCAAAATTTGTGAGAAATTAACCTTGGATTCCATTGCAATTTTGTTCAGCCATGCCGGGATAGTGACGGTCTTTGAAATACTGCGCCTGGCTTCCTCTTCCCGGACAATATCCATCCGGACAGAGACCATGGTAGATTTTTGCCCTTCAGGTATTACAAGGTCCTCCAATGGAGTAGGCACGGGAATAGGATCGTTATCTTCTTCAAGGCAGAGCAGGAACCCAGCAAGGGCGTCTGTCGCCTTGGTTAATGCCTGTTCAAGATCTTTACCCTGTGTTACACATCCCGGGAGATCCGGAAAACTGACACAGATAGCGCCGTCATCTTCAACGAGCAGCGCAGGATATATGCGTAAATCTTTTTTCTTGGCCATAAGTACTACCTCCTTGCTTTAAGGCGGGATTATTTCAATCCCGCCTGTTTCAGTATACTGTCTACAACGTATTTTTTAAGGTCTTTTACTGGGTGGGGAACTGTTACCTTTCCAGGTTTTGTCGGATGTTTGAAATAATGGTGATCACCTCTGCATTTTATTAAAACCCATCCGTCGTTTTCAATGATTTTAATAATATCTTTACTGCTGCAGCTGCTTATGATGATCACCTCCCTGAATGAGGAGATTATAACACTTGTAATAATCAGTGTCAACATATGTTTGTTATATCTGTGTCAGAAATATGAAAGGGGGCCTTGCCTTGAATCTTTCTAAGAAACAGCTTGCTCGTAACAAAAACCCTGCTGAACGTGAAATGTTTGAGCTGGTTACGGAAAACGGTAAATATTTTTATTCGTTTGGTGGAAATTTGTATAAATCAGACATTGTGCGAAGCTGTGTATCCCCGTTTACACGTGCAATCGGTAAAATGCAGCCCCGGCATATCCGGAGAACAGCCGACGATCTTAAGGTCTGGCCAGAACCGTATATGAAAATGTTGTTGATGGAACCGAATCCTCTTATGGGCGGGCAAGTGTTCTGGGAAAAGATGTCTGCTTTATTGCTGGTCAACCGCAACGCATTTGCTTATATCCTGCGTGATGTAAATGGATATGCCACACAATTGTATCCAATCACAGCATCATCTGTTGAAGCTATTAAGACGCCTGCGGGCGGTTTTATGCTGCGCTTCTGCATGAGGGGCACAGGGCAGATAATTGATTACGACTATTCTAATATTCTGCACCTTCGCCTGGACTTCATGAATGGAGATATTTTTGGAGATGACCCGCGTGAGGCGCTGCTTCCGCTGATGGAAATAGTCAGTACAACTGATCAGGGTATAGTTTCTGCCGTCAAGAACGGCGCGGCTATCCGTTGGCTGCTGAAATATTCTAATACGCTGCGCCCGGAAGATATCACGGCCAAGGTTAAAAGTTTTGTTAAAACCTTTCTTGGCATTGACAGCGAAACCGGAGGGGCAGCTGCTGTTGACAACACTTGCACTGCAGAACAGGTAAAACCTCAGGATTATGTGCCTAATGCCATACAGGTCGATCGTGTTTCAAAACGTATTTATGAATTCTTCGGCACGAATGAGAATATTATCCAGTCAAAATTCACAGAAAATGAGTGGGTTGCGTATTATGAGAACATGCTGGAACCTGTTGCCATGCAGATGGCTGCAGAACTGACAAGAAAGCTGTTCTCACGGCGTGAACGTGCTGCCGGCAATGAAATAGTTTTTGATGCAACAAATCTGCAATACTCAAGCATGAGTACCAAGCTCGGACTTCAGGCAATGGTTGACCGCGGAGCAATGACCCCTAATGAATGGCGCGGCATTCTGGGGCTTTCGCCGATAGAAGGCGGAGATAAAGCAATTCGTCGGCTTGATACGGAGCCTGTAGGAGGTGATCCAATGAATGAGTAAAGTTAAGGATAATCTTTCTGAATTCCTTGCGTTAAAGAACAAATCAGCTGAATCAGTTGATTTGTTTTTTTATGGAGATATCGTCAGCTCGTGGTTTGGAGCATGGGATAACTCGGATCAATACCCGTCTGCAATTCGCGATTTTCTGAACGAGGCTGACGGACGCAGATTGAATATCTACATCAACAGCCCAGGGGGCGCGGTATTCGCCGGTATGGCAATTTACAACATGCTGAAGCGGTATCCAGGTCATAAAACATGTCATGTTGATGGATTAGCTGCCAGCATAGCAAGCGTGATAGCTTTTGCAGCTGATGAGGTCATTATTCCTAAGAATGCGTTTCTTATGGTGCATAGGCCTTGGACAATCGCGATTGGCAACAAGCATGATCTTGAACGTGAAATTGCAGCACTTGGTGAGATCGAAAAGGCAATGTATACGGTCTATGAAAGCCGGATGGCTGCAACTGCCAATATCGAAGCAATAAGGGGACTTGTCGAAGCTGAGACGTATCTAAGCGGTGAAGAGGCAGCTATGTATTTTGATATTAAAACAGTTGCTCCAATGCCGATGGTGGCATATGCAGGAGACCTTTCAACATTGCCCAAATTGCCTGAGGGCATGCTTGCAGCACAGCGGCACAGTGAAGAATTAAAGGTTGAGCTAGAAAGATTAGAGCTTATGAAGCTAGAAGGAGTGATCAAACAATGACACGTGAAGAATATCTTGCGCAGAGAGTAAAAATGCTGGAAGAAGCAAAGGCATCTCTTAAGGCAGGAGATGTTGAAGCTGCTAAAAACAAGCGTGCTGAAATCGAAAAGCTTGATGCGGATTATGAGGCAATGGCTAAGGAACAGGCTAATATTGACGCCTTGAAAGATCAAGTAATTCCGGGAGCCATTATTGACGGCATTGCCGGGCAGAAAAGCGGAAGAGATCCGGAAGGAGTGCAGGCGGAGATGAAACCAGGTGAAATTTACACAAAGGTCTTTTCAGGAAAGACACTTAATACCGCAGAATCTGCGGCACATAAGACCTTTGAGTCTGCATATGCCGCAGCTTTTGGCGCATGGTTGAAAGGTGAAATTCTGGACAAGGAACACAGTGAGATTTTTGACACTGTGAACAGCGTATTCAGGGCGGCAACAAACACAACCGAGACGGCAGGGTCACTTGTTCCTACTGTAATGAGAGATGGCATATGGTCTCTTATGGAATCAGCTCACCCGATAATCAACGATATAAACAAGACAGCTGTTGCCGGCAACCTCACTATCATGAAAGCTGAGCTTAACGGGGATGCAGATTGGTATGACGAAGACACTGCAACAGCGGATGGAGAAGTTGACGCCGGAACCATAGAACTTTTTGGCTGCGAGCTTTCAAAGGGCGTACCTGTCTCATATAAACTTAAAAAGATGGCAGCTGCGGACTTCATGTCATGGCTGACTCGCAAACTTGCTGAAAAAATGGGGTCCGCACTTGCAAACGGCATCCTTAACGGTAAAGGCAAGCCTGGAACAAATGACACATGGAAAGCACAGCCGAAGGGTATAGTAACGTCTGTTTTGGCTGAGGAAAACACTCCTCAGGTTGTCACATACTCAGCTGCGGACCCAATGACCTATAAGAAGATAACAGCACTGTTCGCGGCAGTCAGCGCTCCGTATCTTGCGGGTGCAAGGATATACGCGGCCAGCACAACAATCTGGAACGAGCTGGCCAACATCGTTGATGACGTCAAGCGTCCGATATTTATCGCCGATACGACGGCTGGCGGTGTCGGGCGGCTGCTTGGCAAGGTCGTTATTCCTGAGGACCATGTCCCTGTTGATGCTGTTCTTCTTGGAAATGTAAAAGAAGGCACCGCCTACAATGTGGTTGAAGACGTAACAATAGGTTCGCAGGATGACCTGAAGAACCGCAAGACATTCTATGCCGCAAACATGATCATAGACGGCGAGGTTATGACAACAAAAGCATTTGCATACCTAAAAAAAACAGTTTAGCAGTCAGCCCTGACACTGCTGCATTTGATAAGGCCGCGCCGTCTGATGTAGTGCTGACTGTTACAGGCGCAGGTGGAAATATTTCAGTTATCGATGAATTTGAAAAGGCGCTTGTTTTAAATACGGACTATACGGTAAACAGTGGTACTGTCACGATTGCAGCCGCATATCTAACTGCGCTCGATAACGGGGAATATAGCTTTACTGTGACAAGTGGGGGACAGATGGAGACGGTGGCAATAACTGTTTCCGGGTGATAAGAGGTGAAGCCCCGTGGATATGAATGAACTTAAGAATTACTGCCGCATCTCTGGGGACGATGATGATGAGCAGCTCCTTGCAATGGAAGGGGCTGCCATCGCTCTTATCGAGAATCAAACAGGCAAAACTTATATCCAGGACAACAAGATATGGAATCAGGCAATCAAAAGCCTGGTGCTGCATTGGTACGACAACAGGGGCGAACAGATGCAGGGGGCGTACAGCGATATCTCATTTTCTGCCAAGATGCTGATCAAACAGATAGCTCTTTCGTCCGCCTTTGATGGTGTTACGACATGAATATGAATGCCGGGCGCATGAACAAGCGGATCACGATAATGAAACGCGTTGGGATGGATGACGGTCAAAGCGGTGAGGCGGTTACATATATGCCTCACCGTACTGTATGGGCATGTATCACGCCTAAAACAGCGGAGTTGCCTGACGAATATCAGCAGGTCACACCGAAAGTAATCCACCATATCCGCTTCCGGTACGTTGAAGGAATATGCTTCACGGACCGCGCCGAGTATAACGGTCGGGTATTTGAGCAGATCGTGCCGCCTATCAATATCAATGAACGTGATTCCTATATTGAAATGCAATGTGAGGAGGTTCTGCGCGATGAATAAGATGTCAATAAAAGTCGATGGTGTAGATAGAGTTATAAGCATGTTTGACATTGTCTCCACCGATATGGCGCAGCGGCTTCTTGAAACAGAGAAAAAACTTGCCTCGGCATTGCGCGATGAGGCCAGAAGCAGGGCCCCCGTAAAAAGCGGGCTGCTCCGCAGGAAAATAACGTTCAAAGAAGGGCGTTATGGAATAGCCGTTCTTGTTATGGCAAAAGCTCCTCATTCTCATTTTCACGAATTCGGAACTGCCCGAGGTGTTAAACCAGTCGGTTACATGGCGAAAGCCCATGACAGCATGGCGGCGGAAATTGACAGGCAGCTTGCTGAAGCTGTGGACAACGCAGTGAGAATATCATGATAACGCCTATTCCCGAATTGAATTCAATGGTCATAGACGCACTGAAGGCATCGGGCCTTACTCTTTACGACTATGTCAAGGCTGGCCAGAAAATGCCATATGTTGTCCTGGCATCAACAACGTTTAAACCTGACAAGGGCAGCAAGGTCATTACCGTTGGCACAGCATATATGACTGTGCTGATATATTCCGATTATGCGGGCGATAAGCAGGTCAATGAGCTGACGGAGGAAGTACTTGAAATCATCAGCGAAGCTAAGCTTGATATGGAAAACTGGAAAATAATTATTAAGGATTATGACGCATTAACAGTTCAAAGGCTGACTGGCGGAGTAAGAGAAGCGAATATCAGCCTTAATTTTACGGTAGGGAGGAAATAACAATGGCGCTTGGAACAGCAACCAGCGGCGTAGACTTTCTCGTTGCAATTGAAACAGAGACAGGCACCTTCTCAACACTGGGCGGTCAGCGTTCGGCTACACTGAAACTCACCGCTGATTCAATAGATGCCAGCTGTAAGACTTCTGACGGATGGAAGGACACTATTCCAGGTTTATCTAGCTGGGGCATAGAGGGAGATGCGCTTGTCCTTTCAGGAGACAGCGCTTATGAAAAGCTGCTTGACGCTTTTCTTGAAAAAAAATCCGTGAATGTCAAGTATACACGTGCGGATGGTTCAAACTGGAACGGCAGCTGTACGGTCACAGACCTATCGGAAGAAAGTCCGCATGACGGAGTGGCTACATATAAAATCACACTTGAGGGGATCGGCAAGCCTACAAGGACCGCTGCCCCTAGTGCATAAAATATTGATGATCATGGGACGCAGGCAGTTTCTGCGTCCCTATATTTTTAATTTGATAAGGAGTGAAAACAAATGGAACGAGTTTATATAGAAATAGGCGGCAAAGAAAGACAGCTGCGCTATGACGTGAATGCGGTTGCTGATATAGAGGCGGTAATGGGCGGACAGAGCCTTATCGCAACAATGGGCAATCCCGGCACTCTCGGGATGCTTGCAATAAGGGCGCTGCTTTGGGGCGGGCTTAAGCATTCAGAGCGCGGTCTTACATTGCAGCGGGTCGGGGTAATGATACAGGAGTATTTGGACAAGGGCGGCGCGCTTAACGGGCTTATGGGGAAAATAAGCGATGCAATAGTTGCTGCCGGAGTACTTAAGGTCACAGATGACGAAAGCGAGGATCTCCCCGAGGGGGAAGAATTGCCAGCTGCGGAGAACTGATCCGGCAGCTGGAACCTATAGCATATGGAGCTCTTGCTTTAAAACCGGATGAATTCGGACGGATGACATTCTCTGAATTGAATCTGATGATAAATGGGTATGCGTGGCGCAGGAAGCAGCGGGATGAATCAATGGCCATGCATATAGTGACAATATGCAACGCATGCGGCGTGAACCTTAAGCAGTTTATGACCATTAAAAATATTCTTGGCTATGATCCGAAAGAAGAAAAAAACAAAGAAAAAACAGCACTGAAATCAGGAGAGCAATTAAAACAAGAATTACAAGAGTTAATTCAAGAGCTGGGAGGTGATTAAATGCCTGGAAACAGTGCCATTACGGTCATAATTGGAGCTGACAACAGTGATTTTTTAAAAGCGTGCAATCAATCACAGCGTGCGCTTAAAAAAACATTTGGGGCAGATGCCTTGGCGCTCTCCCAGAAATGTGCTACTGCTCTTGGTATAGTTACAGCTGCGGCAGCTGGTCTTGGAATAGCATTCATTAAAATGTCCGCTGATTTTAAAGTGTCAGAAAGAGCATTCACCACCCTTCTTGGAAATACAGATCTAGCTAAGAAACACATGAATGACCTTGCCGAATTTGCAGCTAACACTCCGTTTGAATTAAAGGGCTTGGTTGAGACGTCCAAGAAGATGCTGGCTTTCCGATTCCAGGCAGAAGATGTTATCCCAATAATGGCAGCGGTCGGAGATGCTGCCGCCATGCTCGGCTCAGGCCAGGAAGGAATCGACGGCATTATTATGGCCATATCTCAGATACAGGCCAAAGGACGTGCGCAAGGTGAGGAACTGCTTCAGCTCGCTGAACGAGGGGTTAATGCCTATAGATATCTTGCGGATGCTCTGGGGACGGACGTGGCCGGTGCCATGGATCTTGTCAGAAAAGGAGCCGTTGACAGCACAACTGCCATAAATGCGATTGTCGGAGGAATGCAGCGGGATTTTAAAGGTGGAATGGAGGGACTTTCGCGGGAAATTCCAGGAATTCTATCCAACATATCAGACAATGCTACTCGGGTCATGCGCTCCATAGGAAATGAAATTACAGAGGCGTTTGACGTAAAAGAAAAGCTTGCCAGTGCCTCCGCAGCGTTTTCAAATTTTGCAGCGGAAGTTGAATCCAACGGATTGAGTGAGGCATTAAAAAAGATAGTGCCGCCTGAGGTTACTCTTGCTATTTTTGCGTTTGCCGGAGCAATTACAGCTGCCGCAATTCCTGCACTTGTAAAAATGGGGCTTGCAGCGGCTGCGGCGTTAAAGCCTCTTTTGCCGTATATAGTGGCAGGAGCTGCTCTCGGTTCGGTTGCATGGGTTATATGGCGTGCATGGAGCCCAGTCGCGGATTTATTTGGCAATACATGGGCATATATTTTAAGTGCGACTAACAAGACCGTTAATAAAATTTTTGAGGTCCTTTACGGTTTTGCGCAGAAAGCTCTTAAATTACTAAGGCCTGTATTCAACCTCTTTGGCATGGATGATGTTGCTCAGTCATGGAGCAACGCTGTATCAAGCAAGCTGCAGGTAGCAACGGCAAATATTGGAATAGAAACCGGAAAGCAGAAAGAATCTTTGCAAGGCATGTCCAGATCATGGGAAGAAACAAAAAACAGCATAGTCGGAAGTGTCGGCAAAATAGCAAGCGCGGCAAAAAGCCTTAATACTACATTCAATGGCTTATCAGGTGCAAGCAGTGTTAATTCCGGAAGTCAGACAGATGGCAGCGGAAAATCCGCATCAAAGGCGCCGAAAGAAAAGACAATCAAAATTAGGGTGGAAACACCTGGTAAAACATTTGAACAAATTGAAGTTGAATGGCAGCAGACGCGTAACGGCATTATCGACAAGGCTCAGGATCTCGGCCAGAGTATAAAGGACAGAATTGCGACAGTTGGGCTTAAAGGTGTCGAAAAAGAAAGATATGATATTTTTGCCGGCGCACGTGACAGCGTGAGTGAGATGGAGCGTTCATATCGGGACTTGTCTTTGCTCTTCCGCAACAGCACAGTTGAGGAACAGGCTGAAATGCGTAAGGCATGGAGAGAATCCGGAGTTGTCTTTGAAGAAGTTGAACAGGGAAAAGTCAGCTTCGTTCAGCAGATGGCTAACGAACGCCAGCTGATAGAGGCAGAGACTGCACAAAAACTTAAAGACCTTCACTATGAAGAGCGAAAATTCAATGATGACATGGAACAGGCTAAACTTGATTGTGACATGGCAGCCATGGAGACATTACTATCTTCCAAACAGGCGCTTATGAATCAGCAGCTTGAGGCCGAGCGCTCATACATGGATAGTTATTATGAGGCTTGGAAGGGCGCGCACAAGTCATGGCTTGAGTATATGACGGAAGCAATAACAGGTTTTAGGGATGCCTTGGCTTCAGGTATCTCAGATCTACTGACCGGAGCTGCTTCTGTCGGTGAAGCCCTTCAAGCCTTTGGCGAAAGCGTAATTCGGATACTTGCTGATATGGCGGCGTCATGGCTTGCGAACGTTATTGCCGTTCAGCTGTTCAAAATAGCGATGCCTGGCCAGGAAGATTCTGAATCTCAACTTACGTCAATACTGGCCACATCTGTAGCGCGCCTGGGCGCAATCGCAGCAGAAACAGCAGCCTCTACAGCGTCAGCGGCAACAATTTCAGCTGCGCAGATCATGGGCAGCAAAGCCGTATCGGCTGCGGGACTTGCAGCGCTTGCAGCAGAAACAGCAGCGTCCGTAGCAGCTGGCGCCGCGGTAGCAGCAGCATGGGCTCCAGCTGCCGCCGCAGTTTCCCTTGCATCATTCGGTTCTAACAGTGGGCCAGCAATGGCCGGAATAACCGCAACTCATGCCTTGTCTAAAGCTTTATCCGTTCCAGGCCTTGCAGATGGAGGGATCGTCAGCAAGGCAACGCTTGCCCTTATAGGTGAAGGCAAGGAAAAAGAAGCTGTTGTGCCGCTCAATCGCCGTGTATTTGAGCGTATGGGACTTACCGGCGGCGGACGGACTATTACACAGAATGTATATGGAGACATTAACAACGCCGCCGATCTCGATGACCTCTTCGGAAGCCTCAATAAAGCTGTTGCTGCAGGCTTGAGGGGGTGATGTCATGCTGAAAGTTATAAAAGGTTCTGATATATGGTCTCTTGGTGTAGGCTGGGAAATAAGCGCGGAAAAAATTAAGCTTCGCAATAAGCTGGAAAGCCGCAGTTTTGCACATGGTGCTGACAATATCGGGGATGGTAAGGTTGACGGACGTACGTTAGAAATTAAATTTGATGTGCGCGAGGATTCGCAAACTGCCCGAGACGATATGATCAATGAAGCGTTTGCTAAATTTTCGCAAGCTGATTATGAACTGATAGCTGGGCGGACTGACCGCGTTTATAAGATAGCAGGCCTTGCTCAGTTTAATATCGAGGACAGGGAAGGATTTAAACAACGCTGGTCTGAAATAACTGTTGTAATGAACCTTGCTGATCCGTTCAGATACGCAAGAATACCCACAGTAACAAAATTAACATTTGGGGAAGCTGTTGAAGAGTTTGAGACACTTCTCAATAACGCGTCCGGGGTAGATGTTCCATTGATATGGACATTTACACCTGCTGTGACAATGGATGACATAAAAGTCCTCCATGTTGAAAGCGGCCAGCTCTTTACCTATAAGGACACAGTTCTCACGGCCCCTGCAGTTGGTGTTGTCAATGCAATGAACGGTACGGTCCGACGTGATGAATATAACGCCATTAATGCATTCAGCGGGATATTTCTGCATGCTGCACCTGGTAATAATACATATAAGATCAGCTGCGCAGCCGGGCAAGTCGATATTGCATATACGGGGCGGTGGATCTCGTGACAAGTAATATCATTTTTGCCCGCAGACTTTTTGGATGCTGGATATTCAGCCAGAATATCCAAACTAAAAAAGACAAAGCGGTTGTATTAAATCCATGTACTTACAGTGTAATCGCTTACGATAAAAACGGTCTTGCCACAGCCATCTTTGGCGCAGGCTCTGAGAATGACATGCTGACTGAGCTTAAGTTTGAGCTGATAGAAACAGGATGCGGTGCATTCTCTTTGACATTTTCGCGGCTTCCTACACAGGCAGAGCTTAATTACCGCCAGCGCGTAGATATTCACCTATTCGGAGACACACAGCCATGGTTTTCAGGATACATAATAACCCGCCCTATACACGGTACGACAGAAAACAGCTATGAGTTTGAGGGGCACGGCTATTACAACTTGCTTGAAAAGGTCCTGATATTCAGAACATATGAGAACATGGAAGTTTCTGCCATAGCAATGGATATTGTACGTATTATTGAAACAAAGACAGGCCTGCCAGTACGCACCGATAAGATAGTTGCAACGGACTACATAATTTCAAATATCAAATTTGACGGTGTGACTGCGAAAGAAGCGCTTGAAGAGCTTGCAGAATTTGCCATTGATTACGTATTTGGAATTGATGAATACCGTCATGTTTATTTCAAGCCGCGTTACACAGCCATCAATGAAGAGGCGCGCTTCTGGGTCGGCGAGCATATTAGAGAATATGTGCCGAAGTGGGATGTTGAAAAAATCGTAAACTGGGCACGAATCAAAGGCGGGACGGTAAACACTGACGGCGAACAGTGGCTTGCGGTAGTCGAAGACACAGCAAGTCAGGAAATTTATGGGATCCAAGAAAAAGTATGGACATTGCCTACCGCATATTCGGAAGGGGATGCCCAACGGTGGGGCGATAACCAGATCGCGCAGTATAAAGCTCCCATTAAGTCAGCGAAAATAAAGGGAGTCAGGCTTGCATATCCGCAGGCTGATGGTTCGTTTGCGGTTCGGCATTTAAATACGGACGGGCAGGCGCTTATCAATACACTTGATGGAGAGGCTGTTGTATATCCAATTACAAAAATCAAATACACACTAACGCCTGACAAGGGACTAGTATGTGAAATGGAGCTTGGAGAGCAGCCATTCACAATAGATAGATATCTTGCCGGACTTGAGCGTGATCACAAAAACAGTGAGCTGTTACAGGCAGCTGCGACAAAACAGCTAAAGGGGTGACGTAAATGGCGCATGATTTTAGGTATAACCAGTGGATAGATGCATTGGAGCCGCTCACGATTACAAATGAAGTTCACACTATACCGTTAAGCAGTCCGTATGAGGTACGCCTTAATGAAGTGCCGCAGAAGACTGATCCAAGTTCCCTTGTAGTGAAATATACATCAAGCGGGACCGCGCTGACTGAAAAAGCAGAACAGCCGGCAGAGGGACAATTCTGGCCAGATTACAACACAAGCGCGAATGGGGATGAAAACTGGAATACAGGAACACTCCTATTCAACAGCGCTGACGCAGGAAAAGAGATCACCGTTTCTTATAAAGGGCTTGGTACGCTGGTGGATGTTGCAAGAATTTTAGAAATACAGGGATGCGAGATATTCACAGTTTCTGGTAACTGGATTTGCCCAAAAGGTAAAACACACGTGAACGTTCTTCTTGTCGGCGGCGGTGGCGGAGGCGGCGGAAAGAATTCAAGTAACGGCTATACAAGAGGCGGTGATGGTGGCAATAGCTCTTTTGGTGGCACACTTCTTGTTGCTAATGGTGGTCAGGGTGCTTTAATAGGAACAACCGCTGCAAAATCAGGGACAATTTCAACATCATCAACTTCTGCATTTATAGAACTGGCATCCTTTTATGCCGGTACTGGTGGTGCTGGTGGTGCCATGAATACCGATGGTGGAAATGCTACAGGTTATGGTAATAGCGGTGGTAATTCTGGACTGAATATTAGCAAAGGAGCAGATGGTACTTATTGTAATATGAACGGTACTGCTGGCAGTTCATCAGGGGTCATTGGCAGTTCTGCTGGTGGTGGTGCTTTATATGCCGTAGCAGTACCAGTTACAGCAGGGAACACATATACAATCACAATCGGGGCTGGCGGTATTGGCGGTGACAACACATATGACGGCGGGGACGGCTCGCCTGGAATCTGCATCATATGGTGATAAAAGGAGGTCTAAAAAATGCCTAAATTTTACAGCTCTTCCGGCAATCCTGAACTTTGGGCGGAAAAACCAAATGGATATTATACAGAAGCCGAATGGCAAGAATTACATCCGCCTGAACCTGAAACTGAGCCTACCCTAGATGATTTAAAAACGGCCAAGCGGGCTGAGATTGCCAACGCACGTTACATAGCGGAACGTGCGGGGATGCCGTATAACGGAATTACACTTAAGACGGATGATATTAGCCAGAATAAAATCACAGGTGCGGTTCTGGCTGCACTTGAAAATCCTGAATACACCATATCTGATTGGAAAATCAGCGACGGGGTTTTTATTTCGCTTTCCAATGCTCAGATATTGGAAATTGGCCGAGCGTTGCGAAGTTTCGTGCAGGAAAAATTTACAAGGGAAAAAGACTTGTCGAACTTAATAGATGCAGCAGCAACGCAAGAAGAAATTAATTTAATTGAGTGGAGTTAGAAGAGAGGCCGTAAGGGCTTCTTTTTTTTTTACAAAAAAATATGAGGAGGAATTATAATGGCTAACTACTTCAACTTAACTCTTGATACGTTGGGACCAGCCGGAATATCTCTGACGCTCAACAGCGGTGCTACATACGCAACAACCCAGTTGATTAATGCTGTTCTTACCACAACTGACGGAAATACAAGCGGTTACCAGATGAAGATCTGGGGTGATATTGATTTAACCTGGGCTAAATCAAACGGCATCGTATCAGAAAGTGCGACAGAGGTCACAGAAGCAACCGCGCAGTGGATGTCATTGGAATCTCCTAAGCAGATAAAATTATCGGGCACTGATGGTGCGAAGACGGTTAACGCAAAGCTCCGTGATGATGTATATAACGAAAGTGCACAGACCAGCGCATCAATCACACTTGATACTACACGTCCGATAGTAACGATAACTGGTCCTGATGTTACCAAAATATCTAAAATGTCCGGTAAAAATGAGGCATCATTTACATTCTCTGTCGATTCTGCATTTACTGAATATAAAGTCAAAGTCGTAGCCGCTTCCGGAGCCGATGAAAGCACAGGAGCACAGATCGGTACGGCGAACGGATCAAGCAATATGTCGGCTACTGGCACCTTTGCAGCATCAACACCTATTACTTCAAAAATAAATGGGGCTGACCTCGAAGCTGCCAGCAGCGGTGATGGGACAAAAATAGTCAAAATTTTTGTAAAGGATACCGCTGGGAACTGGAGCGTATAAGATGTCAGCGCCTGTAATCAGTATTGCACAGGCGACGCGCAGCAGAATCAGCAAGAATAGCGGCCTCAGTACATCAACTATTGAATTTACATCTGACCAGGATTTAATAGCATGGGAGGCCAGGGCAGACGGCAGCGGAGTAGGGGAAGGTCTATTGGTTGGGCAAAGCGAGTCAGCGGCGGTGGAGACAGTAATCCAACACATTTTCGGGCGTTTGGTTTTTGGACGCTCTATTTTTAAAAAAGGAGTATCTGTTTCACCGCCGGTGATTCTTACAGCTGATACTGTTGCATCGTTTGAGGTTGACGCTTCAGAACTTACAAACGGCGATAAGACATACCGGATCACTGTATACGGACAAAACAAGTCAAGGGTGTGGTCAGGTTATGTTATCTAATGGATTTTTTTATTTGGTGCTTGATACAACTGGGCCGCGGATTACATTAGCAGGGTTGCCTTATACAATGCGAGGCATTGACTATGAGATCACAATTATGAGTAATGAGGCGATGGATCCCGGAATGCAGTTTGTTTTTGCAGAGGATAAAAATGGGAAAATTGAACAAGTAATAATGTCTCTGTCGAAGGACGGGATGAGCCTTTCCGGTACGTCGCAGTTCTTAGCTTTGGTTCCTGGCCCAGTAACGATAACCGCGCAGGTTTGCGATGACGTTGGAAACATTTCAAATGTGACAGACCTCACGATAAATTTACTTGATAGTGGATTCTATTACTGCGATATCGAAGCAAGGTCTGCGGATGCGGATGTTGGTATACTTGCCGCAACAGCAGATATTGAAACTCATGCGCCGGAAGTACTGCTTGATATCTTGCCTGGTTTATGCGAAATCAGTTATACAGCTGCGACGGCGAGTATGGCTATTGAAAGGGTGAGGCTATGAATTGTTTAACCGGGAATACATTAAGGCTGTCAGCTGTATTCAAAGACTTCAACGGTGACGTAGTCATGCCCGACAGCGTTATCTGCCGTATCTATGATGCTCAGCGTTCAAAAATTGCAGAATATCACCCAATCCTTATTGACGGGGAATATGTGTGTTATCACACACCAGAGACCTCAGGAGCGTTCTATGTTGAGTTTTACGGAACAGTGGGAACGCTTCCTATCCTCAATCGACAGAAAAACGAAGCTAATTTTATTTAATAGCAAATGTTTATACTGGAGCGCCCTCGCCGTTTTGGCGGGGGCTTGTTATTTATATGGACATTTTGAGGTGATTAAGAATGGATAACAAAATCGCTTTTGCTGTACTGAAAAAATATGGAAAACTTAATGCTTTTGCTGCTTTATGTCAGTGTAATTGGGAGACAAGGTCAGGGGGCAAGCCCTGGGCATCGGAATTATTCCTCCAGGCTAACAATGCCGCTGGTATTAAGGCTGGTAACTCATGGGCAGGTGAAGTCTATGAAAAAGTGTCATGGGAACAGAAAGCAGACGGTACCAAATATGATAAAAAATCTGTTTTCCGTAAGTACCCAAGCTTTGAGGACTTTGCAAAGGATTATTCGGCAAAGATAGAGTCCTGTTATCCATCTTGCGCAAATGATAATTTCCTGGGGTATTTTGCCGGGCTCTACAAAGGTAAGTTCGGCTCCTGGGCGACTGATCAATCATATTTCGAGCGTCTGTGCTGTGTTGCCATAGAACTGGCGCCTGAGATATTCGGAAACAGTTTTTGGAGAAACAAGATCATTGATTCCTTTGAATACGCGCTTGATAAAAAATACCTCACAAAGGAACAGGGGGAATTAGTCTGTAATCTGCTCAGTGAAAAAATTGGCAAGGGTACAGTTGGGAAACCGGCGGAAACACCAAAAAAACAAGTGAGCGGCATTCAGGTATGTATTGATGCCGGACATGGCGGAAAGGACCCTGGCGCATGCGCGAACGGGCTTAAAGAGAAGGATTTAACGCTGCTGATGTGCCGAGCTCTTGGCAAGGAGCTTGTTAGACGCGGCTATGATGTACATTACACACGTGCGGTGGATGAATATATTGGACTCACAGAACGGGCGCGCATAGCTAACCGCATTGGTGCAAAAATTCTTATCTCAATTCATTGTAATTCTGCTGCTGATGCTGCTGCCAGCGGGTTCGAAGTGTGGACGGCTAAGGGACATACCAGGGCGGATTTGCTGGCCACTGACATATTCAAGGCCTATTCGTCACTTGTAGGCGGAAAGACTCGCCAGGATAACAGTGACGGAGATCCGGATAAAGAGAACAACTGGACTGTAATATCTGCATCGTCGATGCCGGCAGTGTTGATTGAGAGTCAATTTATTTCCAATGTTGAGGACGCCTCCAGGTTAGCGTCTGAAATATGGCGCGAAAAATTCGCCGGTGCTGTTGCAAACGGCGTAGATGCTTTTTTCGCCAGAGGATAGCCTCATGAGCCAGCAGGAATTGAATTCATTTCTGGAGTCATGCCGGGATTTTGTGCTGATGATTATTCCTTATCTGCTTACAACCCTGATAACCAGCATAGCAAAATATTTCAGCAAACATTACGGCAAAGAGCCGTTCAATGTTGCAATTTTCATTGCCAAGAACCTGAAGGCAATGTTCATAGGCTGCCTTGTAGGGTGTGTATGCAAGGGATTCGGGATAAGCCCATATGTCGGTGTCGGTGTGGCTGCAACCATAATTTCACGCGGCATGGACTGGTTCTATGAGATTGTAGACAACTTGATTTATTCAAAACTTGGTATTGAAAGGAAGAAAAACGATGGCAATTAATCTTCTGCAGGCTATCCCTGCGATAGGGGATATTATCAATAAGATTATCCCGGATCCTAATAAGCAAAGTGAGCTTAAGCTTGAAATTGCCAAATTGGATGCTCAGGAAACCATTGCAAGGATGGGTGTCCTTCAGGCAATGATGGGGAACAAGTCTCTGTTCGTTGCGGGGGGAATTCCGGCCTTAATATGGCTGGCTGTAATTTATCTTGCGGCCAACTATATTCTGTTCCCGCTGCTTGCCGGGTTTGGTATGCACATAGCGCCTATTGAGCTTCCTGGCGACTATTGGAGCCTTTTACAGGTAATAGTAGTTGGGCTTTTTGGTAAAAAGGTTATAGATGGGAATGAATGGCGCTGGGGTGATAAACTTATCAGCCCAGCCAAGAGTCAGGTTCAGGCTGCTGCAGCAATGGGGGATACAAAACCGATTGGGGCGGCAAAAGAGCCGAATGTTGTTTCTCCATCTGTAAACTATGATGATCCTGATGCGGTTGACGCGAGGCTTAAACAAATAGCAAAAGAAAAAGGAATAATAAAGTAATACTTGGGCTGACTCCAACATGGAAGTCAGCCCATTTTTTATGCCATAAAATATCTTGGCGATATTCGGATTAGAATATATAATTACTATAGTAAGTGGATATGTTTAAATTAAATCTAGTAGGTTTACAACCGGATAGCTGACCGGATATCTAGATTTTAGGAGAATTAAATTATTTAGTGATAGCAATGTTTTGTAAGGTAATATTGATTCGCACACGCCTCCGCCATTTTTATCAGGCGAACCATAATCGTCAAGATGAATGTTTACGCGGTGTACGAAAATAATGTGTGCCTGTTTATTAAGGTCTTTCCTGCGATGGATTTGTCAGGGAAGGCCTTTTATCGGTTTTAGTGATGCGAAGATATGTTGTTTCTTATTACCGGCATAAGCGCATGCAGATTTTTTTTGTGTTATGATAAATGCCTGTAAAGGCGGTGTGTTATGTTTATTACCTTTGAAGGTATAGATGGCTCAGGCAAGTCTACTCAGGCGAAATTATTTGCCGAATGGCTGGAACATGAACGCGGACATGAGGTTCTGCTTACACGTGAGCCGGGCGGATGGGAAGGCGGCGCTGTGCTTCGAAGCATGGTGATAAGCGGGGAGCTTAAACATCCGTGGAGCGAGGCATATCTCTTCATGCTTGACCGCGCGGAGCATGTTGCTAATGTGATCCAGCCTGCACTTGACCGCAACGTTGATGTTGTCTGTGAACGGTATCATGATTCCACTCTGGCATACCAGGTATGGGGCAGAGGCCTGCCTCTCGATGTATTTGACAGGCTTGCCGAGCTTTCGGCTTTTCCTGTGCCCGACGTCACGCTGTTTTTTGATGTCCCTGTTGAAACAGCAATTGAAAGGGCAGCCAAACGCGGTTCATTGGATGCTTTTGAGAATGAAGGTCTTGAGTTCATGACCAGGATAAAGAACGGGTATTCAAATCTTGCAAAGCGTGATCCGGATCGCTGGATAGTGTTGGATTGCGCTTCGCTCAGCATAGAAGAAATTTTTAATAATATTTTAAAATCGTTAAAAGCAAGAGGTTTTTTCAATGCCGGATGA